GTCATTTCATTCGCATCAAAAAACCGAGTTTCGTTTTCTTTCGCGTTCGCATTCATCGCCGCGCTTCGTGCGCGTATTTGTTGGGCGTTCTTGGCGTTTAGGTATCGCGCTCCCTTGGCGGAGTTACATGGCTTACATGACGGGACGAGGTTGTCGATGCTCGAATCTCCTCCTCGGTCTACTTCGATTACGTGGTCGGCTTCGGTTGCTGGTCGGCGTCGGCAGTAGTGGCAGATCGGGGAGCCTTGAAGGATGAGGGCTCGGTTCCGGCGGTATGTCGAGGTGTCGTGTTCGGTTCGTTCGCGTGGCATTACTCCCGCCCTCGCTTCGCTCGGTTGGGCTGGCGCGGCGCGTTCGCGCCTTGCCCTCGGAGTTCATGCTCGATGTTCATGTCGGGTCCTAGTCTGCTCGCTTCTTGTGATCACACTTTAGTTCCTTGCGATGGGACAGAGCTGTGGAATGCCCACCCCCCGGCTTGCCTCTACCCGGGTCCCACTAGCTCACTATCGACCTGATCGCTCTCGACGCTTCGCCGATCATCTTCGAGTTGCGAATCACGGACGCGTCGATCTACCCGACTCACGCCGTGTATTCGACCGAGGCGCGACCCTCGGCAGATCATGGACCGTCAAGCGGTCTCCCCACGTGGGGCTATGCGTACCTATGCGACTCGAGGATTCGAGTGATGAACTCTAGATCTGAGGGTCGGACGATCTGTGTGTAGATGCCAGCTCGCTCGAATGCGGCGAGCCAACGCTTCTGACCCGGTGTCGTTTTCCCGGTCTCACGCTTGAGTTCAAGGATGACCATTCCGCCCTTGGGATGGACGAGAATGAGATCCGGGAAGCCCGTGTCGCCTTGGACGTGTGTCGCCCATCGGCCCCTGATATTCATCGCCGGGAGGTCGTGATGAACTAGGTAGCCGAGATGCTTCGCAAGCGTCACCAGATAATCCTTCAGCTCTTTTTCACTCACCGAGATCTCGCTTCATTGAGTCGATGACGATCTTGGCGTCGGCGACCGTGATGAGCTCCGGAACCTTCGAGTCGTCTTCGAGGACACGCTGGACGTAATGGAAGAAGGCCTCGTCGTCGAGCTTGAGGCGCTTCGCGAGTGAGGCGATGAAGTAGCCCTGTTTTTCGGTGCGGATCTGTGAGCCGCCGATCGTCGTGATACGAGTCAGCTGAGGGCGCTCCGATGAGGAAGCAAGTGTCCCCGCACCCCCAGCCGACACTCGCTGAACCTTCTCCATCTCTTCCCGGGAAGGCCGTTCTTTGGATGCCGCTATGGGCGAGTTCTGAATCATGCGCCCGATGCTGGACGTCTCCGCGTTTTCGAGAAAGCTCGTTTTATTGACGGGGCTCGAGTTACGGATCTCTTCGGCGTAGCCAGTCGCGATCACTTTCCCGGAGCCGTCGATCCCTTCGGCACGAAAGACGACGACGTCTCCGTCGTAATGGTGGATCGAGGTAAGGATCTGACCGTCCGGATAGGCGGCCCACCAGCGCACGAGACGCTCGTGAACGGTCTCGTAGTTGTTCAGATCAAAGCCCATCAGACGATCCTCCAGACGACCGCGTTCGTCCCGGTGTCGGTCTTGCGACGCTTCTGAGAGTCCTCGACAAGCCCCAGCTCGACGAGTTCTTGGCGTCGCTTCGCGGCGCTCGAGCGAAGGATGCCAAGGCCTTCCCCGATCTCGTAATCGGTGGCCTCTTTGACGCGCTGAAGATATGCGAGGACCGCTTGACGTTGGCTTGGGCCTCGCTTAGAAGCGTTCCGGGCCGCTTGGCGTGGCGTATCAAGATCCGTCTCACGGTGGAGCTTGAACGCCGGCTTGATCTCGGCGATCTGCTCTCGGTAGATGCCCAAGCCTCGGGACGGTGCGAAGAGTTCTAGCTGATCGCTCATGAATGAGCCTCGAGGATCTGGATGACGCGGTCGAGTAGCGCGACGTCGGCGACTGGGGTCGGGTCTTCCAAGCTGAGCGAGTTTCGCATCGTGCGAAGACGTCGGATGATCGACGCGTGAGGGTTCATGATCTCGTCTATGAGCTCACGCTGGGCGCGAATGTGTCGGTCGATGTACGTGTCGGGGATTTCGTTCACTTTGCGGTCCTCCAAGGGTTCCAGCCGGAGTTGAAGAATATGGCGAGGGTAGCACGAAGTGAGATCTCCGGATCGAAGAGGTCCGAGCATTCGTCGAGTACGCCTTGAGCTTGGAGCCAGCCGATCGTCCAGAGCGAGTTCGGTACGCACCAGTAACCGTTGATCTGAGTGAGCCCATATGATCCGCCTACTGGGTCGGCGGCGTTGAACGCGGTCGGAGCACACGTCGGCCCCGACTCGCGCTCCATGACCTTGCGAAGCGTGTCCAGCTCTTCCTCCGGGAAGCCGATCGCTTGAGCAAGCGCGACCGCGTCGTCACAGTTAGCGACGAGCTTCGGGATCGTGGTCGGTGGCGGTGCTGGGGCTTCCCCGTAGCCGTTGTCGATCCAGACGGTCGTCGGAGTCACGCTCAAAGGCTCGGAAAGGCCTCTAGGGGCCTCCCAGAGCGACGAGAATCCGAGAATGGCACTAATGAACACCCCGGCGACTTTGAGGGCTTGGAGATTCATGGGGCCACCTTGAGCTCGACCGGGATTCCCCAAGTGTCCCAAGTCCAAGATCGGAACGCGATCTGGGCGTCGATAACTTGTCCGGTCTCCGGGTTGCGGAAGATCTGGACGAGCACTTGCTGTCCGTTAGGTAAAGAGCCGACGAGCGGCTCATACGTGAACGTGGGTAGGTCTGCCATAAGGCTCTCCTTCTGTCGGTGATCCCACCATAGGGGATCGGCTCGAGTTAGTCGAGGATGGTCCCGAAGACCTTGAGGAATGCGGCCTTGACGAAGATGACCGAGTCGGCGGCCTGCGGGGAGATCTCGACATGGAACCACGATCCGCCGGGAGCTCCGTGAATAGTCGGCTTCGTGTATTTTTGCCACTTTTGGCGATCGCATCGGTAGCCGCGCCCGTATTTGGTCGGGAAGTAATCGAGGACGGCTTCGACGCCGAGCGTGTTCGCATTCTTGACGACGGTCTCGATGAACTTGAGCGCCTCGGCGCGGTTCGCGGTCGGATGTTCTTTCGTCTTGAGGAAGCTGAGATCGACAGCTCTCCCGGAGTTATGGACGCTAGGCGTTCCGGGTTTGCCCTTCATGTCTCGACCCGGAGACCATGAGCCGTTATTCCAGAGCGACTCATTCGATGCGTGGATCGCTTGACGGATCCATTCGTTCATCCCGATCCGCTTGTAGGCCGATGGGCCGTCGGAGTTCCCGGTGTACGGCCTCGAGCCGACGACGTCCGGCTTGGCGGGGATCGCCGTCACTTCGTAGACCGTCCGAAAGCTGGGTCGGCGGGGTTGAGCCAGCGAAGAAGTGGCGGGGCTACGGCGGCGATCGCGGCGGCGACCAGATCGCGAACGGTGACGTCGTTCGGTCGGGCGAGGTAGAGCGCGAGCGCGGCTCCGATCGCGGATCGTGCGTAGCTTGCGATCATCGACTTATGTTCTGGTTTCATGGCTGGCCTCCGTGATTCTCGACGTGTGAGTCGATCTTCTGTTCGATGCGTCCTAGCGCTCGATGAACGGTCCCGTGATCTTCCCGGTTTTCTTTGCCGAGTTTATGAATGAGCGCAACGACCACAGAGAAACCGCCACCGATGAGAGCCACCAGAATCGGAGCATCCATCGTGCCACTACGCCTCGATCGAGGTCGGGGGTGCGATGAACTGGTCTAGGTCGGCGTCGTAGGTGTAGCCGATCCCGGCGTAGAGGCCTCGGAAGTTTGCGTGGTAGGAAGTTTGGAGCCATGTTCCGGTGAGACCGCATGACTCGAGGAACGCTTGACCGATCGGTTCCGACTCTGGGAACTCGCCGCCGCCACAGTCATCATTACCGACACATACGACCTCGACGACGATGTCGTTCTCTATTTTTGCGAAGTGTGCCATTATGCGACCACCAGAGTCCCTGTGGAGTCCCACGCGTACCACGTGTAAGACCCGTCTGTTCCGTTAGTTGTTGTTCCTGTGACCGAGATCGAGAGCCCTGTCGCGTTCGCTGTGAGCCATCTCACGACGACTCGACCTGAGCCGCCGTTCGCGCCGCCTGTCGCGTATCCGCCGCCACCGCCACCGCCTCCGCGATTCGCCGTTCCAGCTGTAGGGCTTCCTCCGTATGGTGCTCCGTTACCCGCGTTCGTTCCGCCTGTGCCACCTGTACCGCTGGTGAAGCCTCCGCCGCCACCGCCACCGCCCGAATACGAGATCGAGCTTCCGGTGTAGGTGTTCGCGCTTGCCGCGCCACCGTTCGCTCCATTCATAGAGCTAGTGGTCTGGTTCGATCCGACTCCACCAGCTCCACCGCCGCCAGCTCCGCCTACGTGATCGGCGTTCTGTCCGGTTCCGCCAGCATTACCTTCACCGCTGATGCCGGAACCTCCAGCTGTCGCGCCCTTTTGTCCGCCGCCGCCTGATCCACCTGATCGGCCTCCGCCTGATCCGCCGCCGTTCGCCGAACTAATAAAAGACGAGTTCGTTCCAGCGTTCGGTGCGAGGCCACCTGCTCCACCTGCGCCGACTTTGACCGTGTACGTCGTTTTTCCGATGATGCCTGAACCAGTCACGAAGCCTCCAGCTCCGCCACCTCCGGCTCCTGTGTCGCCGACCGCGCCACCTGCTCCGCCGCCACCGACGAGCAAGTATTCGACCGAAAGAGTGCTTACGCTACCAGCCTGAAAAAATATGAAGGATGAGGCCGACTGAGCGTAAAGAGTGCCGCCTCCATATTGCCCCAATACCAACGACCCGGAAGTATTGACTGTCGCGGTTCCTGCGGTGATCGTACAAGCTCCCGCGCCGATGTTGTAGATCCTGATGGTGTCGCCAGCTGTAAAAAGTGACGTATTGACCGTGATCGTCGTCGCTCCAGCGTTCGACATGGTGATCGTCGTCCCGGCGTCAGCGGCGACGAGCGTGTAGCTCGCGGTTTTTGCGCTTACGGTCCAGTTGTAATCGTTCGCTTGTAGCGAGTCCATCTGGGCGGCGGTGAGGATCTGCCCTGCTGTGAAGTCTTGTTTCGCCATGCGTCTATCCTAGGACGTTCAGCGCGTCGAGTGTGCCATAGGTGGCGTCGTCCAAGATCAGCTCGTAGACGACGGTCGTCGGTGACGTGTAGAACGTCATTCGGTGTCCGGTGGCGAAGTCGATGCGGTGCTCGATGCCTTCGACCGATAGCTCTTGAGCGAGGCTGGTCGTGCCGACCCCGGACGGGAAGCTCTTCTCGATCGAGATCGTGTCGCCAATATCGACGGTCGCGATCGTGTCCCGATCCGCTGAGCTCAGCATCGGGAAAGAGGTCGAGACGTCGGTGTATCGGGCTTCTGGGTACGGCTCGAGAAGGTAAGCGGCGGCGTCGGCGATCTGTCCGGCGTCGTGAAGTAGCGAGTTTGTGATCGAGTTCGTCTGGATGAAGTACGTGGCGATCGACGCTGGATCGGAGTCGGTGCTCGAGGTTCCGTCGAGGCCTGTGACGACGGCTCTATTGGTGACGGCGTCCGCCTCGAACGTGATGCCGATCGCGTCATAGGGGAGGCTCGTCCCGTTATCGGTGAACGTTGCGACCGGACCGGAGAGCGTCGTTCCGATGCGCGGCTGGAAGGTGAGGACCCCCGCTCGGCTCATAAAGAGTCGTCCGAACTCGGCGGTGTCGTTGATCTGTGCGAGGTAGGCGAGGACGTTCGTTCCAGCGGGGACGGTGTAAGCCGAGTCATGCCCAAGATCGACGGTCCCCGGGTCGATGTTTCGAGCTGTGGGTCCGGTCGGATAGTCCACCTCTGGGAGATCGAGGACGGTTTCGATTCGTTCGCCGGATGTTTCGGGGCTGACGTTGAGTTCGTCCATGACGGTCTGAGCGAGTAGATAGAAGTCGTCCGCGCAATACACCGAGACGGTGTTGAGTCCGCCAAGCTCGAAGGAGTAGTCGTAATTCACGACTCGCCCGACGAAGATCAGCTCGGCGACGTTGCTCGAGTCGTATCGGTAGAGGCGGACGCGGCGGAGCGGTGCGAGCCCGGGGACGTTGGCGTTCTCGTCAAAGTAGGGCGACAGCTGATCGAACGGGTTGAAGACCCCGTCGGCGAGGGTGTCGTTGAGCGTGAAGCTCATCGTTCCGGCGGCGAACTGGTCCCCGCTGTCTCGGCGTCCACGCTTGATCGAGATGTTCAGAGTCCCGTCGGTGACGTCAGCATATGAGGTCGTCCCATCGAGCACGTACTCGGTCCCGTCAAGTAGTCCAGCTGTCGCTGAGTCAAGCGTGAACGCGTCAAGGACGAAGCCTGTGTCGATCTGAAGGGAATAGTTCCCGGACTGGACGATCGAGGTGGCCATTATGCGACGAGGATGTTCGCGGGACCGTTCTGGCGGTTGTAAGCCTTGATCGCATCGACGACGGCGCGACCGATCTCAGCTGAGGTTCCGACGCCACCTTGGACGGTGATGTTGTAGGTCGCTCCGACGCCTCCGGCGCGGTTGAGTGGGATGACGGCTTCGGGTCCAGCTTCGCCGATCATCGCGAGGGTCGGTCCGGTGACGATGCCGCCTTCGGCGAGCATGGGGATCTCTGGGACGGAGAAGCCTTTTCCGCCAAGTCCGGGGACCCAGTCCGGGATCTCGAATGAAAGCTTTCCGACGGTGTTGTTCCAGAGTCGGGCGACGGTATTGAATGCGGCCTTGAATGCTCCGACTATTGCGTCGCCAATGGCCTCAAAGATCGCGACCACGCCGTCTTTGAGTTTTCGGAATGCTCCGACAAGGGCTTCCCATGCTTTCGTAACGATGCCGAACTTCTTCTCAAGGACGATGAGGACGGCGATGAGTGCGGCGATCGCGATCACTACGAGTCCGATCGGGTTCATGTTCAATAGAAAGTTGAACACGGTCACCAGTCCGTTGATGATGATCTGAAGCGCATTCCAGACTTTCATCGCGGCGTTGAGTGCGAGGATCGTTCCGGCGAGTCCGCCGATCGCCCCAGCGATGATGAGGAAGAGCGTCGTGTTTTCTTGGAGGAAGACGCCGAGCTGGGTCAGATACGGAAGGAATCGCTCGATGACGGGGAGAAGGGCCGCTCCGATGGATTCCTTGGCTTCGGCTACGGCGACCCCGAAGCGTTGGAACTGGCCTTGGGCTGTGGCGGCTTGGGTTGCGGCGGCTCCGCCGAACGTGCCACCGAGGACGCCCATGATCGTATTGAGATCCGCGCCTTCCTTGATGAGTGACTTCATCTCTGGGGTGAGCTGTGCCAGCGCCTTGAAGTTGCCCTGTTGTGCTTTCGCAAGCGCATCAGAGACGCTCGCGAGATCCTTTCCGGAGCCGACCGAGATGTCGAGCGCGAGACCCATGAGGTCCTGAGCGGCGGCGACGTCTTTCGTCCCTCGAGCAAGGTTCGCCATAGCTGGGCGAAGCTGATCGTCGGCGATACCGGACGCGAGACTCATCTTCGAGATGAAGTCCTCGGTCTGTTTGATCTGATCCTTGGACGCTCCGGCGGTGTTTTCGAGGGCGAGGGCCAGCTGGTCTTGCGCGGCGGCGTCCTCCATCGCTCCCTTGGTGGCATCGAAGAGGGCGACGCCGAGGGCTCCGACGGCGGCGGCGGCGGGAAGCGCGGCCTTCTTGAGAGCAAAAGCAGACTTAGCTCCGACGCCCTCAAGCGACTGGAAGTCCTTGATCGCGCGGTCGATCCCCTTGGAATCAAACTCGGAGATGATCGGTAAGACGACGCTCATTGAACGATGTTCCTGTTCACTTGGTTCATGACTTGCTCGACTAAGTCTGCCATAGCCGCATTGACGGAGTCTTGATTACGGTCCCATGCCGGGTAGACGTAGCGGGATCGGTTGCCGAGTCGAGCTGTGAGCGCGGCTCCGAGGCGACCGTTCGAGGCCATGTCGAGGACGACGCCGAGAGCTCCGACGTACTTGATGACGAAGGTTCCGACGTTCGACTTGTGTCCGCCGTACTCGCGAATGTTTTTCGTGTTGATTCGAGCTGAAACTTTCTGGGCGTAGCCGTCTTGGAATGGGAGCATCTGATAGCCGGACTTAGTGATCCATTGGCGCGACATACCGGACAGCGGAGCGGACTTCGGGAGCGTGTTCTTGATCTCGTCGATGACGGGCTTGACGATCTTTGAGTAGTCCTTGGAGAGCTGACGACGAAGAGCCGGGTCGATCTCCTTCAGTTCTTTGATCGCTTCCTTGACGCCGTAGATCGGGATGCTCACGTCTACGCTCATCGCTTGCTCCTTTTGTTGGCGTCCTCTAGGACTTTAGCGAGCGTGATGAGGTCTCGAGTGTCGAAGGTGTCCGCGTAGTAGGTGGGGGACCATCCGGTAGCGGCGACTACTTCCGCTAGCTTTCGTCTGAATGATCCCCGCCCGTAGGGTTTGGGTCGGTCATGTCCACTCCGGCGACGATCTGAAAGTGATCGTTCGCTTGGAGCCATTCGCGCCAGCTCTCGCCGACGTCCTCACCTTTGAGCTTCAGAATGATCCAGAGACAGACCGAGAGTTCGGTTGCTCCGAATCCTTTTCCGTCTCCGAGGCGTCGGTTCTCGAGGCGCTCCCATTCGGTGATGACGAAGAGCGTCGTGAAGTACGTCTCGACGGGTGCGTCTTCGCCGCGCTTGAAATAGATCGCTTGTCTCATGTTGCTCCTTGGTCGGGCCGAGTCGTGTTGAGACTAGGCGGTGGTATCGACTGAGTAGACCCCGCCTTGGAGGGTGATGTCGTAAGTCGAGAGCTCGCCGAGGTTCGCGTTGATCACCGGGAGGGCCTCGAAGTAGGTGTCGGTCAGGATAAAGCCCGGGTTCGTCGCACCGTCGGCGGCGTCTGCTGGATTCACTTTGATCACGCACTTGGTTCCGACGAGCGGAGCCAGCACAGCGTAGGACTCGCTGGATGCGTATGACGCGAACACCGTCATCGTGAGTTCGTTACTGAAGAGACCCGCCGTCATGGTGCGGGAAGTCGATCCGAAGGCCGTGTCCTCGAGAGCTTCCTTGGTGACGGTCAGCGTCACGGCGGAAACTTGGTCGGTGATGTCGGTCAGCGATCCGATCGCCGCGCCGATCTGGACCTTGGGGTTCGAGAGATAGGTGGATGTCGCCATAGTGTGCTCCTTGTTCTTGGTCTATTGTGCCACGCCTACTGACTCTCCAGAGGGATTATCAGCTCGTAGGCGATGAATGTTCCGGCCCCGATAGCGATCTGGGTCGGTCGGCATGAGGTGACGCCGATCCCCGCGTCGAGGATCTTTGCCACGTTCGAGAGTAGGTTCCGCTCGCCGTCGAGGTTGCCGGGTCCGAGCCCGAGGACTTGGAGCGTGTACGTCATGCGGAAGGTTCCTCGAGCGAACGTGTCGATCGTCGGCGGGTTGATGAGAACGCATGGCGGGTTAGCGTTCCGGACATCGTTCACGACGGAAAGCCCGGAGATCGTGCCGAGCTTGGTCGTCAAGTTGTCGAGCGACGCGTTGAGGAAGTCGGTGTAGACCGCCGGGGTTGGCATGGCTTAGGCGACCGCCGGACGGTCGATCCCGAGAAGTTGTTTAATGAGCGGCGAGAGGCCGTTCACCGGGGCGACGCCCATGTCTCCAAAGCTTGCCAGCGAATCGAGCGAGCCGCGCTGACGATAAAGAGCGCCGCCATACATGATCGTCCCAAGCTTGACGTCTTGCGATGGGACGGTCGTGAGCGAGTCCACATAGCCAGCTTCTTGACGTCGTCTCCACGCGAACTGCGACGAAGCTGACGCGCATATGGTGAGGAAGGCGGCGTCGCCAGCTGTGGCTGTTCCGATGCCGAGCCAGTCCTCGATGTCGGTCGCGGTAATCCACGTACACGTCGGCGTGTAGGCGACGGTCCCGGTAGCGGCGACGCGTTCGACATTGTCGGCGGTCTTTGCGTAGAGGACCTGATAGGGAAGGATGATGTTCTCGTCGAAGAGAAGATCACCGTTCTGATCTGTGCCGATGAAGAGCTGGGTCGGTAAATCGCGGACCGAGTAGTTCCCATTGAAGGTCGCGTCCACCGAAGCGACCGTGATCGAAGAGCCGACCTCGAGCTCGCTGGGGGTAGCGAGCACGAGGACGGCGAAGTTATCGACGAGGTACTTCTGGACGACTGTATACGTCGCCATTGTTCCTACTTTCGACTATGGGAGGGTGATCTTGTAGAACTTGGTGGCGTCGATCATCAGCGTCGCGAAGTAGCCCCGGAAGGCGATCGTTCGGGAGAGCTGTGATGGGTTGTCGATCGAGATCGCGCCCTTCTGTTGCTCGAAGATCTCGAAGCCCATCGGGTTACCGACGATACAAGTCTTCGCGGCGAAGTTCTTATCGACGACAACTTGAAGACCGAACGCGACCGAGTTGGTCGAGCCGGGGCTCATGTTGCCGAACGCGTTCATCGGTCCGACCTGCGGGAAGAGCGGACGGTCTGCCGTGTCGGACAGCGAGCCGAACTTCTGCCATACATCCGGGGAGAGGAAGATATGGGTCGGGAGATAGTTCGAGCTGTTGAGGATCGCGGCGGCGACGTCATAGATGTCGGAGACCCACTCAGCCGGATCGGTCGGGTCGGTGATCGAGGTCGAGTTCGTGGTCCCGGAGACGAGCGCATCGGCGGCGACGTCGTCGGTCTTGAGCGCGTACATCTTGGCCATGTCGTCGAGCAAGAGGCCGAGGACTTCCGGCTGGCTCCAGTCGAGCGAGGCTTCGGAGATCTCGACGTAACCGCCGTAGATTCCCTTGGTCACCTGCTCGTCGGAGATGACGTAGGTTCCTGACGTGATCGTGTTGTTCTCGGTTTGTGGTCCGCCGATCGTGGTGTGCGTCGTGACCTTCGGACGGATGAACACCTTGCCAGCTTGTGGCATGGCCTTTGTTCCGATCGCATCGACGACGGGGCGAAGACCGCGAAGTCCGTCGTAGACAGGGGTCGTCCAGATTTCTGGGACCACACCGTCGAGGTCAGAAGTGACGACGTCCGGTGCGGCGGCGCGGATCTGTGCGTTGAAGTCGGCCCACTCGGTTCCGCCCTTCATGAACTTCGCCATGTATTCGGTGATCGACGGGAGCTTGAACTCGCGGCGCGGCTGAGCGAAGAGACGCTGGATCGGCGACGCTTCGATGACTTCTGGGGTGACGTTCTCTTCGGACATTTCTGGCTCCTTGTCTTGGACTTCTTCTTCGATATTACTCACGGGTTCGTCTTCTTGGTGGATACTCGCCGCGACGTCGGTGATGACCGCTCCGGGGACCGCGCCATGCGGGACCATCGAAAGCTCGTACCAGTCGGCGGCTTGGATCTCCATGACTCCATCCTTGGACCAGCGGAACTTGGTCGGGTTCACGCCGACAGAGACCGCGTCAAGTACGCCGTCGGATGCGAGGACGAGAGCTTCCGATCCGAGCGATGTTTCGGAAAGTCGAGCGGAGAAGAGGACGGCGTTGTCTACTTGGGTTCGTTCGGTGACGACGCCGACGGGCTGGGTCGAGTCGTGGTAGAGGAAGAGCTTGGGGTTCGGGCCTTCGAGTGGGAGTGATCCTTCGAGGAAGCGGACGCGGGTTCCGTCGGAGACGGTGGCTTCTACGCCGTAGACGACGGCGACTCCGGAGATCGAGCGGCGCGGCTGTTCGCCTTGCGCGGCGTCAAGGTCGAATGGCTGGGGGATGAGTTTGATCATGATCGGATCCTATGCGGTGCGGGTTGCGGCGTCTGGGATTTCGATGTCCATCGAGTCGTCCTCTCGGCGTTCGCCGTCGTACATCTCGCCAAGGAAGTCATCGACGTCGAAACGGACCTTCGTCCCATGTGGGAGCACGTTGTCCGATGAGAGTGTCTCTTCGATACATTTCGCATACGGGAGACATCCGAACGTCCAAAGGTCGATGCGTGACTGTGTGGCGTTGGTGTAGGCGTAGCTTCCGGTGGAGACGCCGACAAGGTACGGCGGGACCGAAGTAGCTCGAGACAGATCCTTGGCGGAGTAGTCGGCGGAGTCGATGAGCAACATCTTGTCCGGCGTGGCGCTCGTTTCCGTATAAGTGATATAGGGGTTGAGTGCCGCCGTCTGATTCGTCATACGCGCGAGGTTGAACGCGGCGGCGAGACTCCCGAGCTCGTCGGCTGATAAGGGCTCGGAGCCTTGAACTTGCTGAAGCACTCCAGCCGGGATCGCGCTGGCGGCGTTGCGATAGCGAGCTTCTTCGATCTTGATCGCGGTCTCGATCGCACGATTCGAGGTGTAGTTCAAGCCTTCGAGCGGAGAGATGAACTGGATCACCTCGGAGCTTTCGATCGGTAGACCGTTGAAAAGGATCTGATTCGATGGGCCGAATCGGACCGGACCCTGCTGATCCTGTAATGAGATCATCGCCGACGGGAGCCGTGTGAACGAAGCGGGATAGCCGTCGCCCGTTCTCGCCGTCACATACCAGAAAGCTGATCCGGTGAACAAGAGATCGTCGATCGTCCATGCGAGGATGAAATTGTTGGGGACGGACTTGTCGATTCGGTCGAGCCATGAGCGCGGCGCAAGTGGGACCGATTCCATCTCTTCGCCGTTCCACATCTCGCGATACATCTCGAGCTTGAGGTTCGAGATCGTTCCACAGATCAGATCCCTTGAGCGCGTAATAACCGGGAGCGACATAGCCCTCTGTCTCCGGGTCCCGTCCGCGTAGGCGTAGAAGTCGCCGATCTGTGTCGCTCCGGTATTCGACCAGCCGACGGCGGCTTGGACCTCTGGCTCTGATATGGCGAGCGTCGCGGTCTTGTTACGTGAGAAGAGTCCCATGCGTCTAGTGTGCCACAGCCCGGCGCGAATGGTGGCGATCGCCCGTCACGTTTCCCCGACAGAAGGCGAGGGCGACCGCCTAGTCGAGACTAGTTGGCGACGACGACGAGCGCGGGTTTCCCGGATGCTCGAGGTCGAGCGGCGAGAGCCGATGCCCAGATCATCGTGCGACACAGCTCGATCGGTCCGGGCGACTTCTGTGATGAGACCGCGATCGAGCCTTGGGTCTTGACGACGACGGCGCGGTTCACGTGCTCAGCGAGCATCGCCGATCCGTCATGGACGAGGCGGCCTTCGGCGATCATCTGTCGGACGACCGGAGTGTATTTCAAGATCTCGCCGTAGCCGACGACGACGCGGCGACGCTCAAAGAGTGCTGGCGCGTGAACGTCGATCGTCGGTGAGAATGCGAACTTGATGCTCTGATCCTTGGCGAGCTCGGTGAGTTTGGCCCACAGCTCGGCGTGAGTTTCGGCGACGAACTCGACGGTGACGGCGGTCTTGCCGTCTTCGATCGGTACAGCTCTCACCGCAAACATTCGAGACTCGTCCATCGAGACCTCGACGGCGACGACTCCACCGGGCGGGATAGTCCCGTCGTGTTGAAGCTGAGCCCAGCGCCCATGCTCGATCCATCCTCGACTGACGGTGATCCACAGATTCAGCGAGGCTCGAAGATAGGCCCCACGATCTGGGCCTTCGCGTTCAGCTCGAATCGTCTCCGGGCGAAGCGTGTGTCCGAGCGCTGGGTTCCCCCAGCCGAAGGCCTCGTCGCTCATCGGGTCGAGGTCCGGTGGCGGAGACCATTCAAGGAAGAGAGCTGGGGTCGGTCGAGCTTCGTCGATCGCCCGGAGCGCGGCCTCTCGCCGCTTGATCATCGCGGTCGAGGCCTCGGTCCCAGCTGTCGAAAACATGGCAAGGAGTGGAGAGCGTCGGGCGCGTTGAGCTGGCGCGAGACCGAGATCAAGCGCAAGCTCGGACACGTCGAAGAGCTCGTCCACGACGGCGAGGTCGATCGACATTCCGTGACCGATCGAAGGCTTAGCCGCTTTGACGAACCAGCGCGAGCCGTCCGGCATCGTCGCTTGGTAGCGACCATAGGACCACATCACCTCGGCTCCGAACTTGTCCTCGAGGATCGGCGCGACCTCGTCAAAGAGTAGGCAAGCGAGGTCGAGGCGGTGCGCGGTCGAGACGACGGTCTGCTTCTTTCCCCGGATCTTCGGCATCTCGATCAGCCAGAAAAGGATCAGAGCTTGGATGAGTGTCGTCTTCCCATTCTGACGAGCCACAGATACCAGCGAGCTCGAATGAACTAGATCATCGTTCGCATCGAATCCCAGCATCCGATCCGCCGCGAGAAGTTGCCAGTCCATCAGCTCTACGCCCATGAGCTCTAGAGCCATGTCCCCCAAGACGCGCCCCCACGATCCGACCCCGTCCGGGCTAATCGTCGCCAGTCGCGGCTCGACCCGACCGATCCCAGCTAGTTCCGACTGGTCCGGGCTGGTTGCGAGATACGGAAGGA